CTAATCCGATAGCGGATTCGTTGAGTATCCTCATCCAGGAGATACAGCCCAACGTTTTCTTTAAGTTTGTACCACCACAGATAATCGACAAAGAAAAGGCCAATACTATAGCTAAGGATCTATTTGACCGTGGTGTTATAACTGGGAATGAATATCGTGAGATGCTAGGTAAAGAGTTAAGTGATGATCCAGAACTAGAAAAGCGTTGGATAACATTCAATTACGTACCCCTGGATTTTGCTGCTGAACCAGCTCCGGTAAACACAGAGAATCCTGTCAAGCCAAATGAAGATAGTAAGAAAGACTTACAATGTGGTTGTAATAGCTTGACAAAAGCAACAGGGAAACAATTACAGATACACAGACGAGCAAGGCGCACAAAGGACGTTATAGAGAAGAAGATATTTAAGGAGGTCCAGAAGTATTATAAGGACCTTGAATCACGTGCATTGGCTGGATTAGAGAAGTCTTGGGGTGATATGCAGGAAAAGGGTATAAATATCGATGATGTGTTTGATTTCACTGAGGAAGTCATCGAGGCTACAGCTGCTGGTAAGAGGATGTTTACTTCAGCGATAACAATAGGGCTGAAGGATGTAAACGAGATATTTGATATTGATATAGATACTACTACTAAGAATCCACGGTTAGTCCTAGCGGTCGAAAAGGTAAATCGTGATTATGTAGCACAGACATTAAACACACGCAGGGAAGAGCTAAGGAAAATAATATTCACAGCACAAAACGAGGGTGTATCTGTAGCTGAGGTAAAAGGGAGAATAGAGGATAGCTTTAAGAAACTCAATCATGGACCACAGGAGGCCTGGAAAACCATGAGGATAGCCAGGACAGAGGCTGCCAATGCTTGGGATCAGTCAGCGTTTATCGGATATGAGGAACTAGGTGTCACGGTTGTCGATGTAGTAGGCTGTGAGGATAACGAGACGGATTGTAATAAACAGAATATCCCGATGAACGAAGTGGCTGGTCTTGTGTTCCACCCAAACCACACAGGCACCATCGTTCCACGGGGTTAAGGAGTCCATTATGTTTGAATGTACACTGGCGATATCACTAAGTATCTTATTGTATGTAGTAGCGGCTAATTGGCCAAAAAGATAAAGGAGTTGATTTTATGTTGCAGGTAGTGGTCGATAATAGCGATTTTGACAATTTGAGGACAATATTTATAGATAAAGGGAAGGGAATCAAGGCTGAGGTAGGAATCATCGGAAAAAAGACAAAAATAAAAAGTTTTGTCTTTCCCGAGCAATCAGGATGGTGTGTAGCCACCATGAAAGCATGGGTTGATAGTAATAGTACAAAAATATCACATTTCGACTTAGAAGACGATATAGACGCCAAGGCGTTGGAATTGCTATCTAACTCAGAAGAGTATGACTTAAAAACGATACTTATAGGTAAAAAGTATGGGGAATTCAGTATCAAGAAGACTGACGACGAATCAAGGGATGGAATTCGTATCAGTGGGCTTGCTTCGACGTTTGGGAATATTGACAGGCATGGTGATATTATTGCCAAGGGTGCTTTCAAGAAGACCATTCGCGGGCTGGGTAAATTACCGATGCTTATGGATCATTCACATGAGACTAACTCACAGGCTGGCAGCTTCGATAAGTTTAAAGAGACTGACGAAGGGCTTGTAGTAAGTGGATTCCTGTCGAGGACACAACAAACGGAGCATGTGATAAGACTTATCGAAGATGGTCATCTAGACACATTATCTATAGGTGGCCTTTTTAAGTTTGCTGTCGAACCAAACAAGAAAGGAAACAGTATAATCGAGGAGGTGAATCTATTCGAAGTCTCAATAGTTACAATACCAGCTAATCCAAAAGCTCAATTCGGGCTTAAATCGCTGATGCTTCCAGGGAAACCGGAGATACTAGTCGATAAATCGACGAACTCAAAGGGATTATCACCAGAAGAGAAAGCGGAATGGATCAAAAAAGAAATAAGGGAGGGAAAATGATGGAAATCGGAATCAGGATATCGGAATTATTCGGTCAAGGGAAGTGCGTGGATGAGATAGTGGATGTGGTATGTGCCGAATACACTGATAAAGATGCTGAGTTTATAAAAAAAGCAGTGCAGGAGGTGCAGGTGGACATCAAAAAACAGAAAGATGAATCAGATAAGAAAGAAGCTGATCTACAGAAGCTGATAGATAAGGCTGTTGACGAGAGGTTGAAGAATATCAAATCACCAGGTGTGATAGAAACGAAAGGAGTTGACGTAAAGGTGGACCCTAAAATAGAAGTTAAGGAGAGCCCTGATCTTTGGAAAAAAGAAATGGCTGATATGCTTTTAGCAAAAGATGCTATTTCTAAGCGTAAAGCTAGTGAGAAAGATTACGATAAAGTCCGTGATCTCAACAGAAAATGGGCGGAACAGAGAGAAAAGGCTACTGGTGTACGTACTGATAGTGATGCAGCAGGTGGTTATTTTGTTCCTGAAACATTTGATGCAGAAGTTGATAAGTTGATTTATAGAGACTCACAATTACTCAACGCTATTACCATCCGCCAGGGTGGAGAGCATACAGAGATCAACGGGTTAGCTACATTTGATCTTTCTTTCAGGTCTGATCAAAATACTGCCTTTGGGACAACAGTGCCTACATTCAGCCGTAATGAGATAAAATATCGTGAAGCTGGTGTTCTCGTTCCAGTATCTAATGCGGAATTAAGAAGCTCGTTTTACAATGTTATTTCCGAGTTGACCGAGCAGGCTGCTGATGCGCAGATCAGACTGCTTGAACCACTGGTTATTCATGGTAAGACTGCGACTGATCCATTCTTGGGTATATGGCATACGTCGGGTATTACCAGCGTTGACGCTGCCAATAAAGCTGGTTCCGGTGAAGTCAAGAGTGCAGACCTTACAAATGCTTACGCAAATATTGCCGCACAAGACAGAGTGGGTGCAAGCGCAGTTATGGATACCCGTGAAGCATTAGTGTTACTAACCGAGAAAGCTTCAGATGGCCATAATCTTGGCGAAGTGATACGTGAGGGGGGTGGCCTTATTCATGTACCTACTGGGATGAAGATCGTGATTTCTGATACATTGACAAGAGTTCTTACTAAGACCGCTAACAGTGGCGGGACAATGGTTCCCGTTGTCTGTGGTAATCTCAGGGCCATGAGAATCTATCGTGAAGGCGGTTTAATGGTTGATACATCTAACGAAGTATACTTTACGTCTGACCAGCTTGGAGTGCGATTTATGGTACGCTACAAGCAAGGGGTACCTGATAATTCAGTGACAAAGTTTGTAAGGATCACAGACCTGAAGAATAACGCGCCATCCTAAAGGCAGAAAGGAATAACTAAAATGAAGAAGTTAATAGCATTGAGTTTAGTTGCCCTGTTCTCCTGCTTGGCAGTTGCGGAAATTATAACAACCACAGCAATCGGAACAGCGTCAGTACCTGCAATTGTGACTATCAATTCCCAGGCTGGTAGGCAGATCATTGTATATAGTGCAGAGTCGGTAGCGGAGACAACTCATAAAATCGGGATATACACCGGTTCTTATGCAGGCGGGACCACGATGAATGAACTAGTCGGTACCGTAAATAGTGACACGCTTGCTGGTAACAATGGGTTGCCTGTTTATGTTGAGGGTATAAATGAAGCTGTCAGATTTCTGACGACTACTACAGTCAACGCGCTCATAGTTTCTTATGAGATAAGGTAAGTAGTCTGGTATATGGGTGGGGGCTTTTCAACCTCCACCCATACAAAACTAAAGGAGTAAAAAAAATGTTTAAAAAAGCTAGCATATTATTGATGGCTATCATCGTGGCGCTAGCCCTGAATAGTGGGTTAGCTTTTGCAATCGGATATCAGTTAGGTCCAAATGTAGTCGATGATGTTTTAATACTTAACACCGGTAGTTATATCGAGTTTAGCTTTGCTGACTTCCAGATAACACCAAATAATACCGTTTATGTCGATGTTGATGGGGTAGGTGATTTTGAAGGTATAGATTGTGTATTCCCGTATGTATCATCTGGCAGTATTACAACTGTCGGACTCGACTGGTATAACCTGCAAGGGGTATCGATCAACAATGAAACGCTGACAAGCGGCACTGATATTACAGACTTTGATAGTAATATAGTCAGGATCAGTATCACTAATCCTGATAATACAAATACCGTTAATATTACGGGGAATATTATTCTTAGAAACTAACAAGGAGTAGATGAATGAAAAAATTAGCTACATTATTTTTATTTGCGCTATTAGCTGCAAGTATATCATTTGGCATCACCAAAAAAGGGACTGATGGGACTATATTTATCTATAATGTAGTTTCAACAAACGCTATTGCTGTGACTAATGATAATGTAGCTATTGGACGTACTACAGCAGTTGTTAAATTACATGTGGGTGGAGATGTATCTGCAAACAATTATTATGGAAATGGGTCTAATCTTACTGGTATTGTAGCTACCGATATTGTAGATACTGCTGTTACTAATAATTATTTTTTCAGTGCAGTATCCATCAATAATAATGTTAGCGTAAATCAGCTGATATCAGCGGGGACAGTAAATGCAAGCGTATTTATAGGAGATGGCTCAAATCTTACTGGTTTGCCAGTCAGTGGGCTTACTACCACCAACGCCGATGCCAGATATCTACTTGAATCCAATAATCTTTCTGATCTTGATAGCGCCAGTACAGCCAGGACTAACCTTGGCCTTGGTTCTTTGGCAGTTAAATCTAATATAAATAATGATGATTGGTCTGGTGCTGACTTAGCAATAGTAAATGGCGGCACTGAATCTAGTACTGCTGCCGGTGCAAGGGTTAATCTAGGACTCGAAGATATGAGTCTACAAGCAAGTAATAATATAACAATCACTGGTGGCTCAGTAACTGGTATTACAGATATTGCTGTAGCTGATGGTGGTACAGGAGCAAGTGCAGCTAGTTCTGCAAGAACTAATCTAGGATTGGGTGATATATCATTACAGGCAAGTAACAACGTAATAATTACTGGTGGTTCCATAACAGGATTATCCACCTTGGCTTCAAATGTAATACTTTCTACAACAGTTTCGGCTAGTGGCACAATATCAGCCAACGCTTTTGTTGGTGACGGGTCAGCATTAACCGGGTTACCAGGCGGTGGTGATATGTCAGCAGCTAATAATTTGTCAGATGTAGCTGATATAGGTACATCGAGGACTAACTTAGGGCTAGACGACATGGCCCTACAGGCATCGAATAATGTTACAATATCAGGTGGGTCTATTACAGGGATAGCAGACCTTGCAATAGCTGATGGGGGTACTGCAACATCTAGCGCCACCGGTGCCAGGATCACTCTTGGAATGGATGACATGTCCATACAAGCAAGTAATAATGTTAATATTTCTGGTGGTGCCATTACTGGTATTACTGACTTAGCAATAGCGGACGGTGGAACCGGGGCATCAGATGAGGCTACAATGAAATCAAACCTCAATTTAGAGACAGGAACGGATCTACAAGCATGGGATGATGATCTTGATGATATTGCTGCTCTTAGTCAAACGTCGCCGAACATAATGATATCGGACGGTACCGATTGGACTGTCATCAACCCCGACACGGATGAGTGGCGAGGTAAATCAGGTTTGGCAATAGATAGCGATGTACAAGCATGGAACACGCATCTTGACGACCTTGCAGATGGAGAGTTGACTGGGTCAAAAGTAGGTAGCGGAATAAGCGCGACCAATATAACCGCGGGCACACTTGCGGATGCTAGGCTTGAGACCACTGTTAATGTGAGTGAAGTCGCGACTGATAGATTGACTATGGGTGGGAATATAGATATGGGTGCAAATTATATCAGCGGCGATGGCGACAGTGAGGGTATTTTTATTGAGACAGACGGGAAAGTGGCGATAGCTACTGGCAACGCCACTGTTGCCTTGGAAGTGTTAGGTACAGTAAACGCAACAGCATTTTCTGGGGATGGAAGCCAGTTAACAGGAATAGCTGCCGGAGGAGGTGGTGGTGCTGCAACAACACATAATATAGCATTTTCAGTAAACGGTGAATGGGCGCAATCAGTTACAACCAACATACTGGAAAATTACCTGCTGACATTCTACGAGTGGAATGGTGGGGCTGCCACTATGACGAGTTTTAAAGCAAGGGTGACGGATGAGGATACTGGTGCCTCAGAGCCTGCCGCTAGATTATTTATCAACGGCAGTGCAGTATCGACAGTGAACACGGCTGCAGGCTCCTGGACCACTTCGACAACTTTTGTATCGGCAGCTTTGGTAGATGGTGATGATATAGAGATTGGTACTGTAGCTGGAGGTTCTAATAATGATTCAAAAAACCTTACAGTACATATCATAGCTGTGGAGGATTAACATGAGATATTTATACCTAGTGTTCATTTTTATGAGTGTGTCTGTATCAATAAACGCAACTACCGGTATATTGGATAGAGGAGGGCTTGGTAATGATGCCTTCACAGTGCTATTAGTCCAATCTGATACTAATGATGAGTCAACAACATTCACCGACACATCAAGAGGAGGAACCCTACATACTGTGTCTGCACAAGGAAATATTAATCATGAAGTAGACCAGAAGAAGTTCGGTTCCACTTCTATTCAAAGTGATGGCACAACAGATTATCTTACTATTCCTGACAGTGATGATTGGTATATGGGTGGTGGTGATTGGACTATTGATATGTGGGCTAGATTTAACGTATTGGATGTACAACAGAATTTTTACTCCCAGTGGGTTGATACGGCTGGAGGGCATATTAATTTCTACTGGGATGCTACTAATGGCCCAACGATAGTGATGGGTCGCCCAGGGGGAGCAAAATATCTTAATTATTTAAATCCAGGGAGTGTTGCTGGATGGAGTACGAATACCTGGTACCACATTGCGCTGGTAGTAAATAATGGCACTTGTAACATATATCGGGATGGGGTGTCCCTCGTTAGTGGTGCAACTTCTGGGGATTATCCGCAGATAGCAACAAATATTGGTTTAGGGGCGCTGAGTCACAGCGGCGCTAATAGCCTTAACGGGTATGCGGACGAGATTCGAATCACTAAAGGTTTGGCTAGGTGGATAAAGGATTTTACACCACCTAATAGAATGAATTAAGGAGGATATTATGTATGCAGTAAGAAAGAGCCCTATTGAAGTAATCGAAATAATAGCGGGTGATAGTATAAATAATTATCCAGAAAATAAATTCCGGACAATGAACGCTGTGCCAGGTTTAATAAATCGTCATCTGAAATGGCATAATGGCAATCCAGATACAGGGATCTTAATAGAAAAAACTAGCATAGAAAAAATTATTGCAGATCAACAGATGTCAGATTCTAGTATCGATACATTGAGAAAAGATAAACTAAAAGAATTACGGAAAAATATACTTGAAAAAATAATTGACCAGGATTTAGTTTACCAACAAAAGGGTAGCGAGATACTGGCAGCACAGAATGAAGAAGAACTCGCTCTTATAAATATTATAAACCTGACTGATTAAAAGGAGTGTCTGATGTCGGCAACAGTAGGAAGTATAACTAACGGCTATTGTACCCTGAAACAGCTCCAGGATAGCCTAGGACGCAAAATCAACGGACCTTTTGATGCCAAGGGTACGATAATGGAGCAATCGATTACAAGGGCATCTAGGTTCATTGATAAGGTCACTAGTAGCATATTTTATAGCAACACGATAACAAGTGAATCCATTGATGTGTATAACATATCTGACAGTGGGTTATTTATTGGGCCTGGCAATGAGTGTAGTGTGGTTTATTTTCCGGCTCCAGTTATATCTGATGTAACAATAGTCGAAGGTGGAACAACCTTAGTGGAAGACACTGATTATTATATATACAAAACACAAGGTTTTATAGAAAAAGGTAGTGCATGGTCAAGGACTAGAAAGGATATTGTGATCACAGCTACGTATGGTTACGCTTCTGTGCCTGCCGATATAGAGCAAGCTTGTATTTCTATAGCCGAGATATTAAGTGGTCTAGTGTCCAAGATGCGCGTGACCGATGAGGGGGTATTTGAAGAGATAGGGGGTGCATCGATACCGTCAAATATCATGGATATATTGCGTAGGTATCGTAGAGAATATGTCTGATTTTGAAGTAACATTTGATTCTAATGGTGAACTCAAAAACTGGATGACAAAGAATATCAGACGATTAATACCAGAAATGGATAAGGCCGTTCGAAACGCGACAATATTTGGGTTAACAAAAACTAAAACAACGCTATCAAAAAGAACTGGGATGTTAAGAAGATCATACAACCAAAGGAAAAGGGGTTCATTATCACGAGAGATATTTAGCAATATAAAATATGCCCAGGCTGTTGAATTTGGATACAAGGCACACCTAATAAAACCAGTGCGGAAGAAAGCCTTATCCTGGAAGACTGGCGGTAAGAGGTTCTTCAGTAAGGGACACATGATACCAAGGTTCAAAGGTACACATAAAATTTCAGATATTGTTTTTCCTGGTGTAAAGAATCGGTTTAGATTAGAGGTCATCCTGGCGATGCGGAGATTATTGAGATGAATATAGTATCAATCTTTAAATTTGTACAAAATATTGCCGGCAAATTGCTTGGTGAGAGTAACCCTATCCAGCGTGTACTGACAAAGGGGCCGATGGATGTTGCATTAAAAGATGCTGAATCAGATAACTTATTACAAAGAAGCTGGAGGCCCATTATTATGCTTGGGTCATTCCTGTTGATCTTAGCTGATAGCTTTGGGCTTGTAAGTAACGGGTTACATCCGATGTTTTATGAGATAGTCAAGGTCGGAACTATAGGCTACATGGTTGTTGGTAGAACGCTGGAAAAGGCGATTAAATCTGTCTGGGGGAAATAATGGGAGTATACACAAGCTTATTAGGTGAAGTCTATAACAGGTTGACAAAAGCACAGCTTGAAACAAAAAAGCTTGAGAATGTTAAGCGTGTAGATATAGGTGCCAGACAACTGACTTTTGGTATAGATGAGATGCCTGCTATATTTCTGAGTATTTCTAGCATACAGGAAGATTACAACTTGATATTAAGTCAAAACCGAATATCATCCGTAGTAGATATAAAGTTGACTGTGATTGACGGGATAGAAGATCCAAGTGTATCGAACCAATATTATGATACTGATACACGCGAGGGAATACTTTACTTGATAGAAGAAATATTGGATGTATTAAATGAGGATACATCACAATCTCTTGACCCAAGATTTGGCAAAAACGCATTAAAGGCAAATACGGCTTTTATGGGGCCAATAGAAAAGGTCAGTGATAATATTCTTATGTGTGACATAACAATAACAGCACGTACAAATCAGTTTACTATAAATAACAGGAGAGGAGGTTGACAATGAAAATAAAATTAGTCGGATGTAAATCTGTATATATCCCTACACTTAAAATAGCAGTAGAACGCGAACAGGTGTTTGAGGTAAACAAAGAAATAGGAGTTAAATTACTAGCACAGGGTGGTAAGTTTGAGGAAGTAACAATAAAGAAAGAGGAGGGATGATAAATGGCTAATGAGGTTTATGTACAAGGTTATGACGGGTATGTTGGAATAGGTCTGAAGCAATCAGCAATAGGAACCAGTATCGCAGCTGATAAATTTTTACAGGTAAATCCAGATATATCACTAGTTGAAATAGAAGACGGTAAAGAGGTACTTAATACCATCAGGTTTGGTCGTAGTATGTATTCGTACAAGAGAGGACTTAAAAGAGTAGAGGGGTCGATGAGTGGTCCACTATATCCTGACAATGAATGGATGTTTGGGTTGCTTATGGGTGACAAAAACACGGTAGCGGGTGATGCTGCAACAGGGTTTACGCATACATTCAACGAAGAGGACAGCACTAATCTTTTTAGTCAAAACGGTTCAACGGTCGAAGTACACCTTGGGACTAATGATAATGTCGCCTTGAAGGACTTTGCAGGGTGTTTCCTTAGTAAACTCACCCTTAATATGCCTGCTGATGATATTGTGACATGGGCCATGGACCTAGTCGGAGTAAGTATGGCTACAGCTGGTGTTATATCCGCACCTACTTATACTACTGAAAATCCATACGAGGGATTCCATGTAGACCTACAGCTAGGTTCAGCTATTGGTAGCACCGCCACCACTGAGGCTAAAGATATAGTATGGTCTATGGATAATCAAATCAAGATGTTACCCAAGCTTAATAGCCAGGCACCTGTTGGACGTGTATTAGGTAATCGTATTGTGGAATGTAGTTTTACATCTAACTTAAAGGATTTTACGTTGCAGAATCTATATAAAAACAATACTACACAAGCAGCTAAAATAATAATCACCCACACAGCTCTGGCTGGTAGTTCTAGTGGATTCTTCACAATAACTATCAATATGCCTAATATTGTATTTCTTGGTGATGAGGCTAACCTTAATAACTCACAAGAGATAGATCAACCTATTAGGTTCCAGGCTATACATGATGCAACTGCAGGGTATCAAATACAGATAACAGCTAAGAACAGTGAAACTGGAGTCTACGACATAGCTTAATAGGACTGGTAATATGGCAGATCAAAAAGCAAATATCATAGTAGGTTTAAAGGATAGGGCTACAAAGGGACTTGGGTTCCTGAAGAAGTCCGTAACAGCACTTGGTAAGGCTGCTAAGAACGCTGCGAAGGTAGGGATAGCGTTACTGGTAGCTGGCCTTGGGTTTGCCACAAAGGCAGCCATAAAGCAAGAAGAAGCTATTGTATCCTTAAACGAAGCACTGAAGGATACTGGTGCGTTTTCTGTAGAAGCAAGTGAAGAGATGCAGGCGTTCGCTTCCGAGCTACAAAAGGCTAGCACGTTTGGCGATGAGGCGATACTGATGGCCCAGTCCTTGCTTGTAAGGCTTGGTAAGTTATCTGGTGAAGGGCTAAAGGGTGCTACACAGGCTACTGCTGATTTATCAGCAGCCTTGGGCCTGGAACTTGAAGAAGCAGCAAAGTTGGTCGGCAAGACGCTATCAAGCTCGACAAACGCACTGACAAGGTATGGGGTAGAAGTAACTGGCGCTGTCGGTAGCCAGGAGCGGCTTAATAGTTTGATTACCAATGCCGGCAAAGTCTTTGGTGGTGCAGCACTATCAAAGACAAAATCACTCACAGGCCAGATGACACAGTTTAAGAACGAAGTCGGTGATGTTGCTGAACAGATAGGGTCAGTATTGATTCCTGTATTAAGAGAAGAGCTGATCCCGAGGCTTAGGGAAGCAACAGAATTCTTCAGTAAATTATTTGGTAAGTTTTCTACTGGAACAAAAAGCGTAAAAGAACTAAAGGAGGAATACCAGGGGTTAGCTAAACGATTAGAAACGATAAATAAATTAGCAGAAAAAACATCATCATTTGATTTCACGCCTGAAATAAGCAGGATTAAATCTAATATGAATAAGATATTAGATGTATTATCTGAGAGGGAAAAAGCCGAGGCAGCCAGGAATAAGCGGTTGAAAGCAGTGAGGGATATAGCTGCACAAGATGAATTAGATACAGAAACTAAGAAATGGAACAAAATAAGAGCTATAAGGGAGGAAGCCTTTATTTTATTGGAAGAGCAAGAGATAGCACATTTCCTGAGAATGGAGGAAAACAGAAATAAGGATTTCCTTAAACAAAAATCAAGATTAGAAAAACTAAAACTATTAGAGGAACAGATAACGGAAGAACAGGCTGAGGTCTTCAGAGAGATATCTGAAGAAAAAGTAGCAGAGGGTGAGTTTGCAGCTCAGCAGTTAATCGAGATCGCTGAAAATGGTGGCAAGGGGATTATACAGGTCGGAAAGAATCTGGCTATAAAAGAAATAGGTATATGGGTAGAAAAAGAGATAGCCAAAGCACTGGCAGCAGCTCCTGCAACACTGGGTGCATCCCTTGCCAATATACCGCTAGTAGCCGCCGCGGGTGCCGCTGGGGTATCTGCTGTGCAAGGTATATCGTTCCGGGATGGTGGCGTAGTAAATGAATCTAATTCCGTACCAGTAGGTGGTGCTGATGATAGCCAGCGACTAGTGATCGCGGAGATGGGTGAGACTTTTAATGGTGATGGTAATGGGAGGGCTACAGATAGTAGTTCAAGCCCTATCCAAGTAAACGTAATGGTTGATAAGAAAGTATTGGCAAGAACCATTGTGGATATTACAAAACAGCAATCGGAGGGTTTGATATAATGGCTACGTTTAACCCTAAGTTTTTGAATAAAAATCTTATCACTGATAGTTCACAGTTGATACTATCAAGTGCTGATAATAGTGCTAATAAAGATAAGTTATTTGATAGGAATATTGAGACACAATCATCTACATCAGGAGAGACAAGTGGCACGAGGACTATAAAATGGACTACAGGATCCAATAATACAATCGATAGATTTTATATTCAAAACTGTAACTGGAAGGACTTCGAAATAAAACACAATTACGATTCAATAGATATCTATACAGACCTCCTGCTAGATTTCGATGGCGACCTTGTAGATGTATCCGAAACACCATTGACCGTAACTGCCAATGGTAATGCTACAACATCAGCTGCCCAAAAGAAGTTTGGCACAGAAAGCTTATTACTTGATGGCACTGGTGATTATATAACAGTGCCAGCTGATGCAAGGTTTGCATACGGTACTGGTGATTTTACATACGATTGTTGGTTTTACTTAGCTACCGACCCTAGTGTAAGCGGTGACCAAGCTATAGTAGGGACGAGAGTGAGACCTGGTGAGGTAGAGATAACTTTGACACAAGTATCTGGCTCGAATTTTACAGAAGTAGATGTCATGTTAGGTAATAATTTAGAGACCTTTACAGGCGCTACTATAACAGATTCGACGTGGTATCATATAGAAATAAGTAGGAGCAGTGGAACTTTAAGATGCTTCATTGATGGTACTTCACTTGGCACTGCCGATGCAGCTGCATATGATATTGATCAGAGCCAGATAGTCGTTGGTGTAAATGGTGGCTTAGGCAATGATTTTGACGGTTATATTGATGAGTTTAGGATAAGCAATGTAGCGAGACATACTTCGAATTTCACACCCGAAGTAGCAGCCTATGCTGCAAACACATCTGGATGGTCATTTTCTCCATCACTGGCGGTGTCTTCAGATACTGATACTGATTACTATTTTGAGATAACTAGTAGCTCATTACAGAATGTTATCGTTGCTATAACGGACACCAATACTGCGACCCAAGAGGTAAAGACCGGTCAGTTATATATTGGTACAGAAAGATTTGAGATGACAGCAGCCCAGGCTGGTAAGATAGATATTACACCAAACACGACCCAAAGACTTTTTAAATTATCAGATGGTACTAACCAAAAAGTCTTCATCAGGAAAACTATTGGATATGATTTAAACCTAAGAAATGTATCATCAACTGAAAAGGCTAATTATAAATCACTTTATGATCTGAATCAACGCGAGACATTTGTTTTTATACCTAGGCCAGCAACACCTACAGATTCATTTGATGGTCTAGCAACACACGTGAATTGGGTAAATAGTTTTGATATGGAGAATTACGAAGGTGATATCGATGCCAATGGGTTTTTGGGGAGGGTAAGACTTCTGCAGTCCGGGAGGTTTGGTTGATGACAGTTGTCCGAGACCTGATAAAAAGAAGTGTAACTGAAGTATTTAGAAGAGCCTCTATAAAGCGAGTTAACTTTGATGGCACCTATGAGTCTAGCTGGTTAGATATTTCGCCTTATATCGTATCTTACGGTACAATCAAGCGAAGCTTTGGTGATGAAGTGTTTCTTGGTGATTACCAGATAGATGGTATTGACTTAGTTATAGATAATTCTATACGTAAATTTTCAGATGAGGGTGATTCTGATTCCCTGTTTTCTGGATTCCGGACAAGATATAGGACAAAGTTCAAAGTAGAGGCTGGTTATATCGATGATGATGGTTCTGAGGTCGAGGGTATAGTTTTTTATGGTATTTTATATTCAGAACCGACTACGAGTGATGATGGTACTGTAAAATATAGTGTCGCGCCATTACTGAAGGTATTGGAAAACGAAACTGCTTTTGGTGTAGATACCACAAGTACAGACACTGAGACATTGATAGACAGGCTGGTAAAAAGAGAAAAAAGTGGCATCAGATTATTTGATAAGTTTTTTGAGGGTGCCGGTGATGGTAATAAGTATAAGATCAATCCAGACTCAGTAGCGACTACGACCATATCATCAGTTAATATTAAGGAACGTGATACTGTTTGGGATAAGATAAGTGACTATAGTCTTTATGATAACTTCTTCCCGTATGTGGATAACACTGGGGCCTTTGTCTGGGACACAAAAGACGCAACTGATTCGCTTATATATAAGTTCCAGGGTCCAGGGGAAGTAATAGACACAGCATATGGTGTCAATATAATCAGTGTAGGTGAAGAGCGTGGTGGTATAAATAACATTTGGACTAGGGCTGCGATTGAATATAGTGATGATGCCTTTGCAACATCTAGCGCATCCTGGCAGCCAGGGGATGGTAGCGTACAGGATATATATGGGGAGCGTACGTTTAGACGAGACTTAAAAGAATTATCCGAGACAGAAGCCCAGGGTATAGCAGATAGTATTAGGACTAATTACCAGAACCCTAAAAAGGAATGGGATATAACAACTATTTTTATACCACATTTAGAACTAAAAGATAAAGTGCAAATAACGTATCAGGGTGTGAATATTATTGAAAATGCGTTTACGCTTGGCTCATCCCTACTTGATGGTTCGGATGTCCTAGGTAGAAGATCATCGAGTATAATACTCGACAGGCAACTTGCAAGGATAATAAAAATAGACATAAACCTGGACACACTTGTCACAGGATTCACATTAAGGGAGGTATAGAATGAAGAAAATATTAGGGATATGTTTATTTTGCCTGATGGTATTTACCATCCTTGCAACAGATATAACTCCAACATTTCAGGTATCAGCTGTGTTGACATCAGCCGAATTGAATAATTGGTTAGATGAAAGAACTGGAGATGTAAGGCCGATAAGTGCGACTAATAATAATTACATAGATAATAACTTAGACCTTGGTAGTACCGCGTATAGGTGGGCAGAAGCACATATTACAGAAATATTTTCCAGTAGATTAGGGGTTGAGGATATTGTTGTTTTTGGTGATGGTTCAGATGGTTCGTTTACTGCTACTGCAAATTCAGAGCTTTGCGGCTTTTATGAGTTCACCGACCTAGTAGTTGCGTCCCCGAATCTATTAACAGTAAGCAGTAACTGTAAGTGGGCTGTGGTCAGGTGTACTGGCACATTCACATTTTCCGGCAGGGTGTCATTGGATGGCAAGGGTGCAGCTGGTGGCACCACCAGTGCAGAAACGGGTGTTGTAGGATTTACCCTCGGGGGTAGTGGTGGGGGTAGTG